AGCCTTACCAACTTGAGTCTTTGGCTCTGCCGGTGTAGGCTGTACAGTTTGATCTAGTCCTGACAGCTTTGCCGCATCCCGTTCAGCCTTTCTTGCCGCCGCCTGACGCATAGCAATGTTGATTCCACGCAGTGCAGGTAAAGCGACTCCGCCACCTACTGCACCTAAAGCAACATTAGCCCCACGATTAGTACCCTGTTCTAACTCAGGTATTAACGCCCCATACAAGCCACCAGAAACAGCACCAGAGGTAGCAAGCTGTGCAGTCTTACCTGCCCCCAATGTCGCCGCACCTCTAGCCGCTACTGTTCCTGCTCTAGTCAGGGCCGCTGTGCCTAATGCGGTTGCACTACCGGCAAGCATCGCTACTGTACCTAACACTGGATTATCTGCTGATGCAATTTCTGCACTGTCTTTAAAGAACTGTGCTTTCTCTTCATCAAAATTAATATTGAGTACGCCAATGTTTTCTAGAGCTTCTGCCAATCCCAGGATAGGCTCCATAGCATAGTACGCAAAGGTGTCTAAAGCTCCGGTTTGTTCTTCTAGTTGACGAGTGTACTCTTGAGCACCGATGTTAGCCCAGTACTCTTTAGACTCACCCATACTATCCTCATACTCTAATTTTTGGTACGAGCCATCAGGAAATCGAATCGTTTCTCCAGACAATAGTTGGTTTTCAATCTTACCAAGCACACGTCCTTGGGCTGTTGCAAGATCAGAGACCATGACGGGATCACGATCCTGCTCTAGTTCAGAAAGTTTAGTTTCTTCTAGTACTTGCTGAAGAGGATTTAGATTGATGCCCTCAGACTTGAGGAACTCTTCCATCATAGATGCCATTAAGCCGCCGCTCCTTCTACAGCTTGATCCATATCCACGTTTTGTTGTTTGAGCGCAGGATTTTGTTTAGGCTTCTTAGACTTTTGTTTAGCCTGCCACTCTTCAAACAATTCTTTGGTTGCTTGTTGGACTGCCTGTTGAGGAGTGACATCACCCTTGCCTTTATCGAGAATCTGGCGAGATCTCCATGCAACCGCACCTTCAATACTTGCGGCAACGTCTTCATCCACGCTATCAAAAAACCATCCCGGTTGAGTGGACATTTGGTTGATCATCTTTTGTAGACTACTGTCGGACTTGATTTGTCCTGACACAAGTGCAAGTTCAATTTTGCTTGGTGGTGTGGTGTCTACTTCTGCCCCAGTCCTGAGATCTTCCATCATGTTCAGAGCATCAGTTGGCTCCATCTCGCCTGCTTGTACAAGGGTATTGATCTGGAGTAACCGTTGTCTAATTTTAGGATCATCTGTTTCTGCCGCTTCTTTAACGATAGAGTTACCAACCGCTCGCAAAGCCTCTTTCTTTTTATTTACATTTTGTAATGATTTCGCACGTGTTTCAAATGTCTCTGCTAAATCAAACCGTCCTGCTGACCGTAGTTGTTCAGCAAGAGTTAGTAACTTGTCAGGATCTGTAGTCCCACCTGCTTGTAGAATACCTTGTGTCTGTACCTGCATACGTTCTTCAGGTGACATTGATCCAATAGCCAACTCACGCTTAAGATTCGATGCTAAAGAAGGAACTTCACGTGTGACGGGTCTAGTAACTTCTTGTCCATCTCCGGCAATCATAGTTGCAGAGCCAGTCTTAGTTGTTGTTTGAGGAAATGCACCTGCAATACTAGATAGTCCTAACATACCACGGCGAACCATTTGCTCCGCCATAGGGGCTTGAGCGACCATAGACTGCTGTGCTAATCCTGTAAGTAACCCCGGCAATCCAGTTGTTGCCGAACCACCACCCATAAGCTGTGCTCTAGCCCGGGCTCCTTCACGCAGTTTAGCGTAACGTTCTTCCCTTAACTGAGCAGGAGACTTAAGCAAATCTCTAATCAAACTGTTTTCTGCCATAGTAGCCTCTACTTTAAATAGCCAAGAATAGTATCAACCATTGAGGGGGTTGTTTCAAAAGACTGAGTTCCCGGATTATACCGATTACCACCTGCAAACATTCCAGACAATGCCTGAGCTAGTGCTTGTGTACGTGCTTGCTCTAGACCTGCTACTGCTGTGTCACTAGCGGCTTGTGTCTCTAGCCCTGCAATACCACCCTTATACAAGGCTTCAGACTGTCCTTGCTGTGCGGCTTGAGCAATGTTAGCAAGGTTGACTGCCGGTTGCATAGCCGCTGTCATTTGCGTTTGTGGTGTGTACGCCGCACCTAGNAGACCTTGAATGTTTTGAATATTTTGNCCGGCTAGTGCAGGTGCATTAGTCATTGCTGACAAGANATCGGCAGACTGCTGTTGTTGTATTGCTTTTTCTAAAGCAAGTTGCTCTGGAGTACCNCCATATGTGGCAGTAGTTACTCCTCCACGTCCCTGAGCAAACAATCTGTTTTCTAATTCTTGTCGTTGTCGTTCTATTTCAGGNTGACGCATCATAGCCATCTGACCATACAAATCAGTAGCAGTAGGAGTTGCTCCTCCAACCTGACCTAATGCTTGAGCAAGTAGTCCTTGTTGAATAGCTTCTGGAGTTTGCGCTAGTTGTTGCGTAATACCGCCACCGGGTCCAACTTGAGTTGTTCCAGTTCCTGTGGTTACTGCAAACGGTTGAAACTCTGCGGCTTGAGCGGCTGACAATCCAAGCTGTTGTGCTTGTTGCCCTAGAGCCGGTCCCTGCGTTTTTAAATAATCAATAATATCTTGTGAGGATTCATACGGAAGGTACGCTGTTGCAAGTTGACCTGCACCACTGAGTAATCCAGTAGCCATATTTGCTCCATCCTCTCCTAACAAGTCTGTTAAAAATCCCATTAGTATGTTCCTCCGTCAATTGTACCAATGGTTGCAGTACCTGAGACAGATAGCGTTGGTATTGTTACAGTCCCTGTGAATGTGGGGTCTGCTGTGTTTGATTTAGTTGCCACGGCTGTAGCGATGTTGTTGAACTCTGAGTCAATCTCAGTGCCTTTAATAATCTTTGCAGGATTTCCTGATGCCAAGTTATCCTTTGTCGCAAAGTTGGTTGTCTTAGTATAGTTTGACATTAGATAGTCCTTCCTACAATAGCCTGTGCAGTAAGTCTCTGAATAGACACTGCTGATCCGTTGATTTCTGATTCAATACCAAGTTGTACTACTTGACCGCCACCTGATGCTTGTACTGATGGACGGTTTACCAAGACACCTGCATTAAACTCACCGATGTTATACTCTGCTATGTTGTACTCAGCAATGATCTGTTCGGCAAGTGTAAATGTTTTCTTACGATAACCAAATGAGTAGTCATAACCCCAGTTGAGTGTTGCCTGAGTGTCACTACCACCAATGATTGTTATCTTCAAGTTCTTCAGTAGCTTCAAGTTAGACGGAGCACCAAAGTCAATGTAGTTGGTAAAGTATGACATAAAGTATGAGGAGCCGTTGTCCGTGAATCCATCGTATTTAGCAATACCTTGAGCCTTACCAAGCAATAAAGACCCATCCCTGAGTTTACAGAGAGCTTGAGGGGTGATAGTGTTCCAACGTGTAGCCCTTGCGCTTCCGTCCTGAAGAGGACTACGCATATCAAAAGCATACGTCACACCGTTTGTTTCTAAATGTAACAGATAGAATGCTTCTTCCGGAGAGTATACAGTGTAGATACGTCCAGTTTCTGATGCTACTAATGATGTCAACTCAGTGCGAATGTTCTTAGAAATATCTCGCATAGGTACAGACTTTTCTTGAATGGTTCTTGCAAAACTACGCAGTCCATCTTCAGATAAAAATAAAACATCTGTTCCTGTTACCTGAACACTATCTCTAGCAATACAACCAATACCAACCACAGTGTCCGCTAATGACATAGTAGCAGGATCATCAGCACCTTGATAAACAAGTATTTGAGTCTTACCAAAGATAATTAAGAAGTTATTATGTATGGTAATTGCAGTAATTTCATCTGCCCCGTTAGGCCATACTTTGGATATGTCAATAGATCCAGAGCTACCAGTGTCCCACTTGAATCCAGTGAGTAGGTCTGACCAATATACCGTGGTGTTATCGCTTGACGTTTTGGCAACCCAGAGTCTACCAAAGCCAGACTGAACAATATCACCAGAAGGAACCGTGCCGCTATAGTCTGCATGAGCAGACACTTCATCACACGTTGTACCATNATAGTATACTGGATCAGACCCCTCTCTAAATAGATAAATTACTCCGTTAAGGTTGGCAGTGTCAAAGTTGCCATCACTAACNGTGTAACTNGCGGGTGTAATATCAGTAAGCGTTGTGGTTCCTTTGTATATTGCAGTAGCAGAAGCACTAATTATTTCTGTTGTGCCATTAGATTTAATAAATTCACTGATGTGTACAATGTCATCAGCGTTTGTAGTGGTCAGATACNCCCAACCCTTACGAGCACCAATACGACCAAATTGGTCAATCACACAGTTATCAGCTACGAGTGCAAACTGTTCAGACAGGGACGTAGGAGAGTCTTGAGTGTTTAACCCAAAGAAGCCCGGAGCCTGAATTGCAATACTCTGTAGTTCTTTAGCCATTAACTATTCCAAATTGTTTCATCAGGATGTTGGGCCGCATCTAACGCAATTTGATTAGACAGTTCTTCTCTTGCCCAAACAATTTGTTCTGAGGCTGACTGACCACCTGTTTCACCACGCTCACGTAATGCATAAGCAAAAGCAAAAAGAACAATTGCTAAAGAAGGTAATGATGTTGTATCTGTATCGAGTGATAAATCTGCAGTTCTTTTAATTCCATAAACACTCATAGAGTTTACAGCATTTGGGACCATGTGAAATCGGAGTTGCATGTCTTCATTTGCATCTACTCCATCAATAGCCCAGTATTCAATACCCCCTTGAGCACCTTCATTGGCTAAATATTTTTCACGTATGCGGGGTAAAGCTTCTTGGTAAATAACTCTGTTAGTTGTTTCATTATGAACAGACAGAATTTTAGACCGGACACTAAACCCAGTGAGCGGATATGTGTTAGTACCTGCTACCGTATTAAATGTATGAGTATCCCTAAGAGCAGTCCAGTCCCAAGAGTCTTCTACAATTCTCTTACCATCATTAATGAAATCACCAATTAATTTAGAGTAATCCGAATCATTTACTGTAGCGACTTCTTCTTCACGTAGTCGCCTTAACACAGAATTTACAAGATTTAAATATGTCATAAATTTATTTTACCACACTTTTAATAGTTTGTCAAGTTTTCATTCTAAGCATGGCTCTCGCCGCACTAGGAGTTTCATCTAAGAAATCAATATTATACTTCAAAGACTCTACATAGTCTCCATCAGGAGTCATGTATTGTCCCGGATAAGTTTCTAGCATAAATAACTGGGGCAAGGAAACGTCAGGACCGCCAATATCAAAACCTCCACCAGAAGGAATACTAATATCGGGACCAGAAACATCTAGCCCAACAGTCGGTAACTCTCCACCTAGTCCTAAATCAAAGTCTATTCCGCTAAGCTCTATATCTAAATCAATGTCCGTGCTTAAGGCTTGACCAAGTTCATCAGCAATGCCACGTCTCCAGTCATCAAACTCTGCTAGTTTTTCAGATGCGGGGGCAAAAGAATCTTTAGCGTACTGCCATGCTTTATCAAGTACCTCAGAAATATCGTCTGGAATAGAAGGCATGTTAATATTAATACCTAACCCGGAAGGAACACTTCCCCAGTTACCTGTATTTAACATTGACAAGTCACCGCCACTCTTAAAATAATCTACTACTGCATTACCTGCTACTTCTGATTCTGCCATACCTTGATCTAAATTAACAACAGCATTGAGCCCGGCAGTACCTAAAGCTTTTTGATTAGGTGTTGTAGCTCCTAAGTTTTCAACAATCGTATCACCAAACCGATTACGTAAAGACTCCATTGGGTCCATACCACTAATCATAACATCAGTGCCGACTCTGAATACAACTAAATTATTATCAATCGCATCTACAATATCTTGTCCGACAACAGAAGTAAGAGCATCTTTACCAATTTTGCTAATACCAAATATTTCATCAAGGTCTGTACCAGTGTTACTTAAGATTGCTTTGACAGGATCTGCACCATTTAAAATATCAATCGTTGCCTGTGCTGTTCCTTTAGTTAGGCTATCTAAAAAAGGAGCATCTGCAATTGCTGTAGAAACTAAACTTTCAAAAAAGTTTCCATTGTTAATATAGTCTGAATATGTAGGGTTACGTGTACCGACACTTGCATTAACAAAATCTTCAGCAACTTTTTCTGTAGGAGTTTCTTCATCTCCTTTATTTGTCTGCCATTCTCTAAATAAATCTTGTTGTTCTTTTATTTGTTCTTCTGTTTGAACCCAAGAAAGAGAAGTTTCAGTGAAAGGATTATTAAACGTGTGTTCAACAGCATACTCCCCAGTTAAAGGATTCTGCATTGGTGTGCCTTGAAACGTATTTGGAATCACACCACCCTGTGCAACAGTTTGCCCTATGGTGTAGCCTAGATTAGCTCCAATCGGACCTTGTGATATCCCAAAACCACCCATTGCTCCTAGCACACCACCCAGTCTCCCAATGACTGAGTTAGCTAATAGTGTGCCTACATATGTACCGGCACTAAACAATGATGGCTCTGTTGTTATATCTGCATATACTCTACCATCTGCCGCTTCATACGGTTGAACATCATCCTGTAATAACTGCGTTGTTACAATGTCATTCCGTTGCGTCATTAACATGGGGTTGTTAGCCGCCATTTCTTCTGTAATAACATCGCCAGTATAGGTACTAACACTTCCAGTGCCTGATCCTAAATTTTGAAATGCCGCAGAAATGTTATTAATTGGGTCATCTGCAGGATCAGCTTGAGTTGTTCCTTTAGCTAACTCTAACTGCCGTAAAGTGATAGTATCTTTAATGTCTTCTGGATCTCTAATAAAATCCAACATACCTGTGGTTTGTAGTACGCTGTCTTCTACTGTTCCTGTAATTAATGTGGGAGGATTTACCGCAAAAGTTTGTCCTCCGCCTGACAATGTCTCTCCTTGAAACATACCAGTAGGACTATAGACTAAAGTAGATACACCATTAATATCTTGAACTCTANAAGGTTGAGTTGTATCAATGTTAAAATTGTACGTGTTGTCCGTTACTGGATCATAACGGCGAACTTGTTCATACTCAGGCTCAGGAGCCGGAGCGGGAATGCCTGTTGTTCCTGTTTGTTGATAACGACTTAAAGCGGTAGTAACATCTGTTTCTGGTACGTCATAGGCTTGAGCAATTTGGGAAGCTGTTGCACCTGCTTCTAAAGCCACTTTAGCAATTTCATCAGGAGTTGCGTTTGGATTACTAGACACCCAAGATTGAACATCTTCCTGTGAAACAGACGGAGTGCTAGTTATTTGTGCATCGTCCTGACCTCCGCCTACAGAAGTAGGAACTGAGTAATCAAAATCACCTGCAGAGCCGCCTAGCGTAGCTCCGCCAAGACCTACACCGTAAGCTTCTGATTCATAATCATTAACGCTAGATTGATTCCAGTTGCCCACTATTTCACCACTTCTTACAAGACCAATAACGTGCTGTTAATTTACTAGGAGGACTTGTATCACACTTGTGCCTAGCCCTGAAGCTCTTACGCCGTGCAGGTTGGTCTTTCTTAATTGTCATGTTGGGGTCACCAAAGCGTATCGTCTTGGTCTTATCACCTTCTTTAGCAACAACAACAAACTTCTTAGAGCCACCCGGAGTACGCTTAGGTTTGTTGTACCCACTGACACCTGCTCTAGCTAACTTTGGGTCTTTAGACTTTGGCATTTAGCCCCCTTGAATAATATCGTTGTATTCTATGACAGAAATCAAAAGAGAACAGGCGTGATTAGAATCAGCTTTAATCTGGTCACCTTCCTCTAATATAACAAAGTCTGTTGTGCCGCCACCTAACTTTAAAAAATCTTTAGAGCTTATTTGAAAGTCATTTAAGATGGACAAAGTGCTGTCAGTTGATGCATCATAAAAGTCAACATTCACAGTTTCATTAGACCCTGATGTATTCATGATATACAACAAAGTCCACTCCGCTTTCTTGCCTGTGGGTACTGTGTAGTATGTTGTTGATGTGCCAGTAAGAGCACCACCAAAGGACTTCTTAATCATTTCTTCTTCCAGTCAACACGCTTAGAGGATGTCTTCTTCTTCATGGCTGTCTTAGCACCTGCGGCTTTACAAGCGGCCTTAGTTGGTCTACAGGCAGGGTAGCTCTTACGCTTGTCTTTAGAACCTGAGCGACCACAGGGCTTACCTGTCTTACAGTCTACCCAACCCTTGCCCTTGTTTTGACCGAACCACTTCTTCAGTCCAGTCTTTTTACTTGTACTTGCCGCCACGCTTTTTGTACTCCTTTGTGAGCCAACCTGACGCATACGCAGAAGGCCAAACCTTATATTTCTTCTTAGCCTCAGCCTTCACACGATTGTACAGAGCCTTGTTTGTAGGCGTAGCCATTACTTCTTTAACTCTGTGGTATACTTCTTACCGTTCCAAGTAAATGTCTTAGCACCTTTTTTACGGAAATGAGCAAATGCTTCCCGGAAAGAAACTCCACCCTGAGATACACCAACATTATAGTTTTTAGTTTTTGATGTAGAGTTTGAAGGAGCATTCTTTTTCATTTGCCCTTTAGACTCGACAGTCTTTTTATTAGAGTCAAGTGCGCTTACAGTAGCTCCGCCTGCGGCTACACCGCCTGCTGTTGCACCTGCGGCACGTCTAGCATTCCTAGCGGCAACACGCTTACCCATACGATCATAACGTTCTGACGTAGCTTTAGAAACAAACTTATTGTCTTTAGTACGTTGTTGTGCTTGGCCTGTAGGAGTGCGTTTAACTTTATCACCTTTACCTGCAACTTTACGTGCAGTACGTTTAACAGATTCTCCTGCGGCTCTAGCGGCAGTTTTCACTGGTTGCACTTCTTTAGCGGCTTTCTCTGCAGATTTAACTGCACCAGTACCAAACTTACGGACTGCTTCAGATCGCCCATTTGTTTGAATCATCTTTACAATTGCACGTGTTGCGGCAGGAAGTAGTCGCATTGCCGCCGCACCAATAAGTGGTAACGCCATTTTTAACCTCCGTAGGTTGAACCAGTAATAGAACTTTGCCCACAGTTGGTAGGCTTAGATTTCTTTTTAGATTTCTTTTTTGTAGAACCCTGCTCGATCTTTCGGATGTCGGATTCAACCTTCATCATTTTTTCTACTTGACCGGGATCACGATAGTTCGGCATAATTATTTACCCTTCTTTAAACATTTACCTGCGGCTTTACACTTAGCCTTACTTTTACAACCTGCACAAGTCTTAAATGCTTTAGTTGTTTTTTTTGCAGTTGAATAT